TCACATCGGCAATGTAGTCCAGGCCATTTAAGTTGATGACTAGGTCGCCCGAATATTCTCCTCCAAGCGCGCCAGATAGGGGCTGGCGTTTGACTGGCAAGCCCCACTCCTTGAACAGTTTCACGAACCAATTCTCGTGATAGGTTCCCTTTGCTTTACTCTTGCTTGTCATTACTTAACCACCTTTAAAGTTACCTTTTCTTTCTTGGCTTGTTCTTCATGCGCTTGGCTCATCATGTCATCCAAAACTACAAAGCAATTACGAGAAAACTCATCATCGTCTTTAATTATTTGCTGTCCAAAACAAGTTTGCGCTTGGCGTAAGAAAATAATTGCTGCCTCATATTTTTTTGCTTTACTTTTGCTGGTCATCTGCACAACTCCAATCTACGTCATCAAATTGACGCTCGATTGTAACTGGGACAATGACTGTCACATCGCATTTATTACAAGCCCAAGCCTCTGCTTCTCCGAAGCTATAATCAAAGCAATACTCTAACTCGCCTTCATTGCATCTCTTACATTTGCTCATTTTGTTTCTCCGTTTGTGCTTTGGTATAACAAGGGTCACACCATGTCTCATGCTCTACAGGGTCGGGGCTAACCAACAGGCAAACAAATTGGTGACTGACTTCACCACAGATGTCGCACTTTGCTGGCTGCCCTTGCTTGTCTATCTTTCTTTTTTTCATGTCAGTCCTCCAAGTCCGCCCAGCTTCTTCCTTCGTCGCCATCGCAAAACTCAATCGCCCATTCCTCGGCATATGCTGCGCTTACATTTGCGTATTTAGCTGCTGCCTCATATTCATTGGGTTGAACGATGCGCCAAATGTCATGGCCTTCCTCGTTCTCTAGTGTGTGCATCAAGACCGATGGGCTGACCGGCGGATGCTCGGCATAAAATCCCTCGTTGCCGTTGAGTTTGTTGCCAGTTACCTCCTGCAAGGCATTAAATATTTTTGCCAATGTTGTAAAACTTGGCAGGTGTTGATAATGACCGTCCTCTTGCATAAATTCGTGCATGTCTTCCGCGTTCATTGTTCTATCTCCACTCGTTTGGGTAAACTACTTTGCTGGGTGTCTCGTCTATCATGTCAGGATATTTGACCTCCAGCTTGTTCAAATGGTCTGCAATGACCATCAATTCACAGGCCGCAGCGTCTGCTTGCTGCTTGTTGCCTGTCTCTAGGGCTTCGATATAAACCCCGATTGTGCGTCTCCAATTCATTTTATGACCTCCAAAAAAGAATAGTATTTATTAAACGTTGCCATTTTCTTTTGCGCCATTGCCATCGGTTGAGGCTTTGGCGGTGCAGTTCGTCCCGTATCATGTCGCGACCTAGTTTCATATCTGGCTCACCTCCTCCAATGGAATGTTTTCGTTTTCCCAGTTCTTTAAGGCGCGTTGCGTGAATATCTCGCGGTTGAAGTTTGGGTTAGTGTCTTCCAGCTTGTCGGCAATGTCTTCAACAAACACGGGGTTTGCCAGCATTGGCGCGATTGTGTCTGCGATAAATTCAAAATGTTGGCGTGATAGTTTCATTGGTTCTACTCCTTTATCAATTCGTTGATATATGTTTTTGCGTATTCTTTTGCTGCTTTGCGTGTTGTTTGCGGCACATTTGCTAAAATGTTAATGCTTGCTAGAACCGCCTCATCATAATCAAATGCGGGTTCGTGCCATTCGAGAATAACAGGCACATGCTCGTCACCTCTTGGGCGTGATGCTGCTTCATAAAATGTTTTCTGCATGATTGCGTTACCTCCTACAGTCTCAATCATTTCTTTATACCCATTATTATACACATTCCCCACGCAATGTGCTTGCGAAGTTTATGCTATTTGCGCAACATTATTTCGTCTCCTTGAAAGATTATTGCGTTCTTGCCTTCCCCTTCTCTTTCTCTCTTGATTTCTCTTGACGAACCCTCTTAAACTCCGCTTATGCGGCGCGCTTCGTGCCGGATATAGGATTATGTGCTAGCGACAATCTAGCAGAGGGGAAGAAGGGAAATAAAAGAAATGGGTAATGCGGTCAAGAATCCTGAAACAGGATTGACAGAGAAACAAACGGCGTTGGTGGAACACCTCGTAACCAATGGCGGAACGATAAAAGACGCGGCTGCGGTCGCAGGATATGCAGAGGGTGAGACGGGAAGGGTCAGCGCTTCCAAGACTTTAGCCCTTCCACATGTGCAGACATATATGCATGAAAGGATGAGGCAAGAATTGGGCGTTAAAGCAACCCTCGCCGCCCATCAGGTCGCACGCCTAGCAGTCAATGCCAAATCGGAATACGTCCAGCTTGAAGCAAGCAAAGACATCATGGACAGGGCGGGATTGAAAGCCCCAGAAAAGCATATGCATTTACACGCAGGTGACATCAAGGTCGAGATTGACCTCGGTTGAATGGTCTCCCGTTGGTCGCCTTCTCTATGGTGTCCGCTTGCAATGTGCCGTGGGTCTAATCTCATACACGGACGAGGGCATTGTCTTGGTGGAGGGGGTGGGGGAAAAACTGGCGCGTCCACGTAGGCATCAGGTCTCCTACAAACATTTTTCCTTCTCAAGGCTCGATAAAAAAAGTATAGTGTGAAATATATTTTTTAGTTCAAAAGGCTCGATATGTCTGATTACGATGATAGCTTTATCCCTGCCGCCTACAATACGGTGATGGAGAAGTTCATGGTTGACGGAGAATCCAACGAGGTTAATGTTCCTTTTGAGTTCCTTGCTGTGCTAAAGGATGGTCTTGATCGTTATTCTGCTCAACGCCCCGGACAGTCTGAGTTCTCACTGGCTGCTGTTGATTTTCCCTTTATTGATTCCCTTCCTGATTTCATCCCCTTCTTAACTGCTAAGATCTCCCCCAACGGCGGGTATGATATTTATTCGGAAGACCGAGAGTTGAACAACATCTCTTATATTATTCCTTCTGAGTTCCAACGCTTTGGTGAGTTCTTTGACGCAGAGCCAGATCTTGAGAACAACCGCTTGCCTGTCGGCCCTCTTTCAAACAGATCTCTTTCGGCAGCGCAGGATTCTGTAAAGCGTAGTTTTGATGAGATGACCCCCACCAGCGATTACAACTCCCTTAACTTCCTTCAAGCACAGAAGCGCTATGAGGATGAGGGTTCTGATGAGTTTGAGTGGCGCGGAGATCGTTACTCTACTAAACCAGTTCCATTTGGTGCTGATCGCACTAGGGGTATAATACAACCCCTGCAAGAGATGAACATTCCTGAACAGGTCAAACAAGACCCGCTCGGTGCAGACTTTACTGGACAGATGAGGCCGGTAGATGAGTAAGAAGACGCGCGCTGGTATTAAGAACCTCAAGTGCAATAAACCGAAACGAACTCCTAGCCACCCAAAGAAGTCGCACGTTGTGAAGGCTTGCGAGGGAGGGAAGGAAAAGATTATCCGTTTTGGTGAGCAGGGTGCTTCTACTGCTGGTAAGCCGAAGGCTGGAGAGTCAGCGCGCATGAAAGCAAAGCGGCGTAGCTTCAAAGCGCGTCACAGAAAAAATATTGCCAAAGGCAAGATGTCTGCGGCATACTGGGCTAACAAGGTTAAATGGTGATTGATATGCCTCAAGTTGGTAAAAAGAAGTTCCCCTATACTCCTGCTGGTATTCGCAAGGCTAAAGAAGCTGCGAAGAAGGAGAAAAAGGATAAGAAGTCTATGTTGAAAGGATATGGTAAATGAGCAAGCTTTATAAGATTGATGGTTCGGAATACATCAGCAAAGATTATTTCGTTCTTCCTGATGGTCGCCCTCACTCAGGCAAGTCGTTCACTACTGATAGTGTTCGTCTCTTCACGGAAGAGGAACTTACTGATCGCGGCGTGAAGGCAGTAGCCCATGTGCCGGAGAAGCGCGTTCAAAAAGTAAAAACAAAAAACACCCCCACCTCCTTGCGTAAGTTGAAGGAAGAAGAGAATGGCGGTTAATGAAGCCGGAAACTACACCAAGCCGGGGATGCGTAAGAATCTTTTCGAGAAGATTAAACGCGGTGGCAAAGGTGGCTCGCCGGGGCAATGGTCTGCACGCAAGGCTCAGATGCTCGCGCGTCAATACAAGGCTCGTGGTGGAGGCTATACTAGCTAATGAAAGCCCCGCAAAAATCACTCCGCGCTTGGACAAAACAGAAGTGGCGGACTAAATCAGGCAAGCCTAGCACCCAAGGGCCGAAGGCTACTGGTGAACGCTACTTGCCAGAGAAGGCAATCAAAAGCTTGAGCGACGAAGAGTATGCTCGCACCACCGCAAAGAAACGTGCGGCTCGTCGTGCTGGCAAGCAGTTCTCAAAACAACCGAAAGGTATTGCTGAAAAGACGCGGAAACATCGTCGTGTCTAAGCAAGAAACTCGCAAGCTTCGAAGAAAAGCAATCAAGATGCAGAACAATAGTTCGCGCAAGATGCACTTTTCAGAAGCTATGCAGGAGGTAAGGAAGGTAACAGATGAGTTTTCTACACGCAATTAGTGAGCAAGAGCGTCGAGTCTTACGCAACATAGTCAAGAAGGTTCACCTCAAGCATCACCCCCAAGAGTTCTGCACTGACTATGAAGCTGACAAGCTTATCTCGATTATCGCTCCTGATGTGGTTGAGCGTCTAATCAAAGTCGGCGTGGATCATAAAATTGACGAACTTTAAGTATAAGCCGGATGGCGATGTCCTAAAGGAGTTTATGAAAGATGATACTTTCTTTCGTGGTATTCGCGGCCCTGTTGGTTCTGGTAAGTCTGTGGGCTGCTGCGTTGAAGTATTTCGCAGGGCATTAGCACAGCAAAAGAATGATGATGGCATACGCCGTTCTCGCTGGGCTATCATTCGTAACACCAACCCACAGCTAAGAACTACGACTATCAAGACTTGGCTTGACTGGTTTCCCGAAGACCAGTGGGGAAGGTTTCAATGGTCAGTCCCCTATACGCATCACATCAAGCAAGGCGACCTAGACCTTGAGGTTATCTTTCTTGCTCTCGATAGACCAGAGGATGTAAAGAAACTTCTGTCATTGGAGTTAACTGGCATTTGGATTAACGAGGCGAGGGAATTGCCTAAGTCAATCATTGACGCTTGCACCATGCGTGTTGGTCGTTTCCCCTCTATGCGAGATGGAGGCCCCACATGGACTGGCGTGATTGCTGATACCAATGCCCCAGAAGAAGACCATTGGTGGCCTATTATGTCTGGCGAAGTTCCTGTCCCTGACCATATTTCTGCTGATGAAGCGCGTATGATGGTGAAGCCGGACAACTGGAGTTTTTACACACAGCCTGCGGGAATGGTAGAAGAGAAGGATAAAGAAGGCTCTATCCAAGATTATGTGCCAAACAAACAGGCAGAGAAT